TTACCAGTGGGACCAATGGATACTTAGTAAAAGATCAAGGACCAAAAGTAGATTTTACAGATTTAATTACGAACTACGTGAATGGAAGTTTTTTTAAATCTTTTAAAGTAGTGTTCTTTGATGAGTCACAAGATATGTCGACGATTCAATGGAAAATGGCAGAAAAGATTTGGAGTAATTCTGAAAAATCTTATGTTGCTATGGACCCTAATCAAGCAATCTATACTTGGGCAGACGCAGATGTATCCAGAGCTCTTCAAGTGAAAGAAGAAGCTAAAAACCTAATTGTTTTAGATGAATCAAAAAGAGTTCCTAGAAAAGTTTGGGAGATTGTTAATCGAGTCGAAGAACAAATTGCATCCAGTAGAGATATTAAATGGTCTCCTGCTAATCGAGACGGTTCCGTTGAATTTATTCGAGGAATGTTTCATTTAAATATGGATGAAGGTTCTTGGTTGTTAATGGGTCGTACAAGAACAATTCGTGATGACATGGAAGAAGTGATGAGAAAGAAAAATATCTTTTTTCGAGTTAAACTGAAAGACAGTAAATATCGTTATTCAATCGGTACCAAAGAAAGAAATGCGATTTTAACTTGGAAAGATTTAATGAGGTCGGAGACTAATGAAGTTCCTATTCGTTTGATCGAAAACCTTTACAAGTGTTTGGGAAAAGAATTTGTTGCTCGAGGTAATAAAAAGCTTATTGCAGAACAACGAAAGAATTTTCCAGATAAGAAGTTATCTTTTAATAATTTAAAAGATGATTTCGGATTACTAGCTGAGTTTGGTACGCCTTGGGCAGAAGTAATGACGACAATCAATACTGAAACTAAAGCGTATTTAGAAAACTTAGAAACAAGGGGTGAGAACTTAGCTCTAGAGCCACGTGTAACCTTATCGACTATTCATCAACAAAAAGGTGGTGAAGCAGATAATGTTGTTGTGTCTTTAGATATAGGAAAAATGGCTTATGAGGAATACAGGGTTAATCCTGTTAATGAGCATAGACTTTTCTATGTAGCGTTTTCAAGGGCTAAAGAAAACCTTTACATTATAACACCACAGTCTAGAGAGGCATATAGAATATGAGTAAACAAATAGGTATGTTTAAACCTAAATCAGAATGGGTTCCACCAATGGATTTCCCAAACATTAAAGATGCAGATAAAATTGCAATTGACTTAGAAACAAAAGATCCAAACATCATGGATAAAGGCCCAGGGTGGGCGACCAATGACGGAGAAATTATTGGTGTGGCAATCGCTGTTGACGGTTGGAAAGGATATTATCCTATTCGACATGAAACAGGATTTAACCACGATCCACGAGTCGTGTTTGACTGGCTAAATGAAATGCTCTCTGGAGAAGGAGAGAAAATAGCCCATAACGCCACCTATGACTTTGGTTGGTTAGAAGCTGAAGGTGTTAAGTGGAATGGTCGTATTATTGATACGATGATCGCGGCTCCTTTGATTAATGAAAATAAATATAGCTATTCACTGAACGCAGTGGCAAAAGAATATTTAGCTGAAAGTAAAAATGAATTTCTGTTAAATGAAACTGCTGCTCAATGGGGTGTTAATCCTAAAAGTGAAATGTTTAAGATACCTTCTCAATATGTGGGTGAGTATGCTGAACAAGATGCTGTTCTTTGTTTAAAACTATGGGACCGATTAAAACCTGAAATCACTCAACAAGACTTACAAACTGTTTTTGATTTAGAAACAGACTTAATTCCTATTCTCATGAAGATGAGAAAGAAAGGCGTGAGAGTTGATTTAGAAAAATTAAAGAAAGCAGAGAAATCTTTTATTAAAAGAGAAAATGAACTGTTAGATTTTGTTTTTAAAGAAACTAATTTGAAGTGTGATATTTGGGCTGCTCGTTCTATTGCGACGGTCTTTGATCAATGTAAAATTGATTATCCAAAAACAGATAAAGGTAATCCTAGTTTTACTAAAAGCTTTTTAGAGTTTCATCCTCATCCTGTTCCTAAAGCAATTGTTCAGGCCAGAAACTTCAACAAGGCACGGACCACGTTCCTCCATACGATTGAAAAGTATCAGCATAACGGAAGAATTCATGCGAATATTAATCAGTTACGAACAGAAAATGGTGGTACGCTGACAGGTCGATTTAGTTATTCTAATCCTAACCTTCAGCAAATTCCTGCTAAAGATGACGCTGAGTCCGATATTAAAATTGGTTCTTTGGTTCGAGGATTGTTCTTACCTGAAGAAGGAGAGAAGTGGGGTTCTTTCGACTACTCTCAGCAAGAGCCACGACTCGTGAGCCACTATGCGAACATCGTGAAGCTTGAAGGTGCTGAAAAGATTGTCAAAGCTTATAACGAAGACAAAGAAACAGACTTTCACACAATCATGGCTGAGATTGGAAACATCCCTCGTAAGAGCGCTAAAACCATAAATTTAGGGCTATTTTACGGTATGGGTGTAGGCAAACTATCCGATCAATTAGGGATTGATCCAGAAGAAGGAAAGTCTTTGATTAAACAATATAATGAAAGAGTGCCTTTTGTTCGACAGTTAGCTGACGCAGTTTCCGATCATGCAAATAAAAGAGGTGCTGTTAAAACTTTCTTAGGTCGAAGATGTCGTTTTGAATTATGGGAACCTAAAGCATTTGGATCTTATAAGGCGTATCCTTTGGATAGAGCGAAAGAAGAGTATGGTGAATACACTCCTTTAAAAAGATCAGGGACCTATAAAGCTTTAAATCGATTAATTCAAGGATCAGCTGCTGATCAAACAAAGAAAGCAATGATTGACTTGGATAAAGAAGGTATTACTCCAATGATTCAAATTCACGATGAATTAGCAATCAGTCTAAAAGATGATCCAGAAACAAAAAAGAAAATCATTGATATTATGGAAAATACGATAGAAATGAGCGTTCCGTCTAAGGTTGACGTCGCTATTGGTAATAACTGGGGAGAAGCAAAATGAGTGATAAAATTAATCCTAACTATTATAAAAATAAAACTATTGAAACAATCGATGCGATTGAATCTCAATTAACAAAGGATGAGTTTATTGGGTATTTGAAAGGTCAGATATGGAAATATCTGGCCAGACATCGTGAAAAGAATGGTATCGAAGATATCAGGAAAGCTCAATGGTATTTGAATAAGTTAGAAAAGATGCTGTCAGTTGACGGAGTGGCTTAAAAAGAACGATAACGACTGTTAATAAATTGTAATGTTTTTGCAAGGGCCACTAAATCTAAAAACTTTTTGCAACATACATCAAAGTTACCTTCCTTGTATATTGTGTCGTTATCATTCTAACTATTAATTTATCATATCTATTGTGCGAAAACAACAATTCTCTTTTTTTAAGATGTGGATAAAACATCTATCACAAGGAGAAAATAAAAATGTTTAATTTAACAAAAAGATCAATGGATCACTTTTTAAACTTCTTTAAAGTAAAAGAAGACAAAGACGAAACCATTAAACAATTCTGTCAAGCAGAATACAAAAATGATTGGTATGCAGCTTATATGACCTTTAAACAAGAAGGTCGCTTTCCAAACTTTATTAGAAGAACTCTGTAGGAAAAGGGGCTTTCGCCCCTAATCTTACTTTATTTCAATACTCTTAGGTTTCTGTTCTTCAGGAACAATTCTTTCTAAGATAATCTGTAAAAGACCGTCTTCCATTTTAGCATCAGTCACTTCCATAAATTCAGCTAGTTTGAATTTTCTTTCAAAGTTTCTTTCAGCTATTCCTCGATGAATAAAAGACTTTTCTTTTAAATCTTTGTTAATTTTTTTAGTAGAAACACAAAGAATGCTATCTTTAACAGTGACTTCAATTTTGTCTTTGTTATATCCAGCCAAAGCCATGTCTAGCTTTATCTTGTTTTCTTCTATTTCGTATAAGTTGTAAGGGGGAAAATGTTGTTCAAAAGCTTCTTCTTCTAAGAAACTTGGATCCCACCCAATAATTGAACGCATTAAATTATAGTTTAGTGTTGTCATAATAATCTCCTTCTATGAGCATTAATAAAGAACCCTTTAAAAGCAGTTCTTTAATCTATATGGGAATTAATTATGTATTTGCAACTATTTCAGCTAGTTCTTCACAGCGTTTGGGAGTCTGTTGATGCCACTTCGAGTCCTTCATTTCCAGTGATGCTGTCTTCCAGTCCTTCACTCTCATCGCTTTCCACATCTTCTTAAAATTTCTAACACCTTGAATTCCCAATTGAAAAACCATTTCCACGATCACTTCACCAATATGTTGAGGTAGTTCCAGTCCGACTCCAATACATTCTTCAACTAATAAGTCAGCGCCTGCCGCGGCTCTGTTGATATCAATATCAAATAACTCGTCTATTTCTTCTCTAGAAATCTTTTTTCCTTCTGGAAATCTATCTCTCTCATGTGGCTGTATCAAATGGCCGATGCCCACAGTGGCCTTTCCTAATGAATCTAAATATAATTCGTCCACAATTCCTTCATGGGCGATAACCCTAGCTCGAAGTTCTTCTGTAATTTTTATCATGATGCACCTATTCCCCAGTGTTCTTCGTGGGGATCTTTCTCTACCTTTCTTTTAAATATATTTATAATAAATTGAATTAATTTCATTTATTTAAGTTTATAACCTAAACCAGCGTATTTGTCTACACTTCCTCCCTTTTTAAATGCGAAATTTAAACCAGCTTCTATCCCTTGATTACCAATGCCTATATTATAGTTTACAGGAGTATTGTTATACATAAATTGATCTTTATAACCTATTCTATTTGGATTGAACGGATCAAATTGAATTTTATTTAAATTATATTGTTGAGCTAAATTCTGTAAATTTTGTAATTGACTCATTAAATTTTGACCACGTTCACTAGCTACAACACCAGACATATCCATATCACTCACTCTGATTGGTTGAAAGTTTTGTTGTTTAAATAAAGGATTTCCTGAATACAGCTCAGGATAAGACTCCATAAATTGTTCTTGAGACATTTCACTTGGTAAAAGAGGGTCAGGTTTTGGTTTCAAAGTTGTTTCAAAGTTGTAAGGAAACATAGGTTGTTCTGTCACTCTTATGTCACTGCTTCCTCCATAAGAAGCAACAGGTGGTTCACCACCACCTAAAGTTTTTCTTAAATTATCATAAAGACCACCAACAGTTTCTATTCCCTGCTGAGTTCCACTTTTAAATCTATCATATAAACCTTTAGCAAGTCCCATAAGTCCAAATTCTCCAGACATTGCTTTATTGGCAAGTAATGGAAATAATCCTTGTCGACGAACAATTTGTCCTCCTGTTGTAGTCGGAATACCACCAGCATTAGGATCATAAGAAAGAGTGTTATACCCTGAGAATAATCCTCTACCGATATCCCCCATCAATTGTTTAAAAGTTGGTGCTTGAGCAGTGAAGAATCTTTCTTCTCCTGTTACTGGATCTTTATAATAAGTAGAAGCTAAAGGATCTCCTACTTTGTTTACTTCTTCTCCATAAGTCTCTCTAAAGGTTGCTGGTCGACCGTATTTAACATTATATTCTTTGTATTGCTTAGCTAAATCACTAAATGTTTTATCACTACCAATTTTCTCTGCAAATCTAGCAGCATCGCTTATTTCAGAAATAGCTCTTCTGCTAAGACTTTTACCTTTTCCACCTTTTGGTTTATCTTTAAAACCTTTTGGTGGTCTTGCTACTTGACTTTTTACTCTTGGTGGTGCCA